CATCAATATTGAAAGCGGTAGTAGTGCTAACAGTACTGGCGGTAATATCACTATTGATGCTAACAGCGGTGGACAGTTAGCATTATACACAGCGGCAGGCGGTAATATTACTCTAAATACCGCCGGTGGTGTTAATACTTGGACTTTTGACAGTACTGGTAAAACAACATTGCCAGGTGCTGTGGTTAACAGCACAGTGGCCAAGACTGGGATTGCCTATAACACTGGAACAGCAACTTCTCTATCAGATAGTGGATATATAGGTGCTATTGTAGATGGCAACTACGGACCATTTACTCGAGGACCGGTCACATTTACAGTAGTGGTCACTGGTGGCGCGGCCGCATATACTGTTACTAACACAACTGGTAATACCGCAGTGAATGACGTTATTGGAACATTAGATACCGGTGATCTAGGCGGAACTTTAGGAAGCACCGCAAATATATCAGTTGCGGATGTTATTCAAGCAGTTACAGCACTGGATCTAACTAAAACTGTCAACAAACTAACAGACGGTATATATTCTTTAGCAGACGGTGTTGAAGGACAGATCATGTACTTGGTACCACAGAACGGAGCAACACCCGCAAACGTAAGTGTTACTGTAGCTACTTACAGAATAGGTGGTGGTACAGGAACTAACGGACTGCTATTACCATTTAGAATATTCAATGATGCCATCGCTTCATATGTTGATAGTAGTGCTTTCTGTACACTGATATTCACAGACGGTGCTTGGCAACAAACGGGCGGAGCGTGGGATTAAAGAACGGTAAATAGTACTAAAGAGATAATCTATGCTAGTCTACACTAAGAACTTGAGATTAAGTAAAAAAGTAAATACATGATAAATTTAAGGTTTGATATATGGAACATTTTGTAAGAGTAATATTTGAAAAGAGCGATAGTCTAACTGAAAGTTTAGACGAATCTGTCTTTCCAGGTAACGAACTATTTGAAACTGCGCAGGGCGCACATGTGTTTCAAATACCTCTACCAAGAGCACTTACAGAACAAGAATCAGACGAATATGCACAACGCCTAAGCAACTACATGTTTGAGCAAGGATTTGACGATTTTGATATTGAAATAAGCTCAGATATAGATGAGAACATTATTGAAGAAACCTACGAAGGTGACGACTTCTTTATAGAGTACGGTGTAATGTGGTTCAACGAAGATCAGCTAGACGAAGCAGAATATCAAGGTCGTAAAGTTTCGTTGGGCAAGCCCATGCAGGGCGATGTTAAAAAGTTTAAGGTATATGTTAAAGATCCAGGCACAGGTAACATTAAAAAAGTTAACTTTGGTGATCCTAACATGACCATTAAGAAATCTAATCCAGCTAGACGTAGAAGCTTTAGAGCAAGACATAATTGTGATAATCCAGGACCGCGTACTAAGGCACGCTATTGGTCTTGCAGAAAATGGTAATAATATGAGAATAGTTGAATTTACACACCCAGATAATAAAGAACTACCTTTTGATGTAGTTGAAGACGCAATAGTATTCATGCGTAACGATCCCATGTTCTATCGCAAACAATACTATCCTACTGTAACTAAACTTGCAGACATGAGTCGCGCAGGTAAATCTTGCAACAAAATGGAAATGTTTTCTTCTATGGTTGAAGAAGGTATTACTCAATACTGCCGAAAATTTAAGCTAGCCGATCAAGCTGATGAAATTTTTAACAATGACGATCGCTCTGCTATTATAGATAAACTATTTTCCGAAGAAATGGATCTTATTAAAAAGGGCGATTACAAATGAAAGTCTATCAAATTGTTGAAGCTAAAAGTGCAGCCGTAATAGCATTTGGTAGGATGAATCCCCCTACTATAGGGCACAAAAAACTAGTTGACAAAATTAAAAGTTTACCCGGTGACCCTTATATCTTTTTAAGTCAATCGCAGAAACCTAAGACTGACCCACTAGACTTTCAAACAAAATTGCGCTACGCAAAGTTTTTCTTTCCAGAGCTAACCATTGGTAATCCAGAAGTAAAAACAATCATTCAAGCATTACAAAAGATTAATCAACTTGGGTATACTGAGCTAATTTATGTAGCAGGATCTGATCGTGTAGAATCATTTCAAGAACTAATTAACAAATACAACGGTGTTGAATACAATTTTAACAACATACAAGTAGTTAGTGCAGGCGAGCGTGATCCAGATGCAGATGGTGCTGAAGGTATGAGTGCAAGTAAAATGCGAGCTGCTGCGGCCAGCGGTGACTTTGATGCATTTGCACAAGGTGTGCCTAATCAAGAACTAGCACATGAAATGTTTGCGGCTGTACGCAAGGGTATGGGAATCAAAGACAAAGAAGCTGTGCCTGCAGAAAGTATGGAAGAACAAACAGTTGATCCTAACAAACTAATGGCATCTATGTTAATGGGTGGTGAATATAAAGAATTTGATTTAACACCAACTATGGAAAAAAATAATTGGGTTGGAACACCAAGACAAGTTATCGAGCAAGCTGATAAATGGTTGTCAGATTTTTTAAGACAACGTGGCGCCATGTATTCTAATTTAAAATTAAGATACAAGGGCACGACTATGAACTCTAGTAAAACAGGTGATGTTGATGCAAGCGACCCAGAGTTAGACGATATGCTTAATCAAGCAAGACAACGATTAAAAAAATAATGGACGAAATCCAACAGCTCAAACGCCTAGCGGGTATCAACGAATTTAAAGGATACACTGCATACGAAGGCTCAAACATTTCAGTTACAGGTACTGAAAAGAAACGGATTGAGCGTGAACGTAATATACAACCTGGTACAGAAGAATGGTTTCAACTTTGGTTTACTATTCCTGGGCTTACTGGCCCCTTGAGTCAACAGCCAGGATTTAGAGGACGCAAGCGATGAAGTTACGAGAAATTTTTGAAAACGGAGGTCGCATTGTAAAGGGCGTCAATACAACAGTTGATGTTGGTCCTGATGAAATTAAAATACAAGCTGCAAAGTTTGGCAATACAGTAGACAAAGATGGTTACCCACCTACACACAAAAGACGTGTTAAAGGTTCTTCAACTAATGTTTTATCTAATCTAGGTGAAGGCAAAAATAAAGTAAGTATGGAAGATCGACATCCAAATGATCGTCCATATGGTCCAGAAACTAAACCAACTATGCCAGCTGGCACTGTTAAAGTAGATGTAAGCGATGTATATGATTGGTACAAACTAGGCATGCACATCAGCGATCTTGAAGGCATGGGCAAACATGATTTTGGTAAAGGTCCTCCCAGCGCCATATTGTCATTTGGAAGTGAAGATTTGGAACACGAATATATTCAAAATTTAAAAAAGTTAGGGTTAACAACTACTGATCTCGATCCTGCTGCACATAAGAAAAAGAAAGGTCAAAAAACAGATCCTACTTATAATGTAGAAAGTGTAGTTGAAGGCAAGTTTAGAACTAACGATGTTGAAGAATTTAAGCCTAATAATGATTCCTTAGACGATATGAAAACAAAGTATCTTCCAGACTGGGAGATGTTGGATCATAAAACACTTCAAGCAAAGTATGTAGCACAAGATCATAGAGAAGCTGAAGCATTTGTAAGAATAATTAATAAGCTAAGTGAAAAGATGGATCACTTCTGTGAAGTAACACAGGACGTTGCAGAAGTTGCTGTAAAGACAACTACCTTTGATGTTAAGGGATTAACTATACTGGACTTTCAAATAGCAATGGTCATTGATAAGTTTGCCAATGATGTTGGAATAAAACAAGTACGTATGACTGGAAACTTTGGCATGCACGAAAACTTTGCAGATGGAAAGAATCCAGGGCGCAAAGGACTTGCTAAACGCAGTGGTGTGAATACTAAGGCTAGTGTAAGCAGTCTAAGAAAAACAGCAAAGAATAGCTCAGGTGAAAAACAGCGCATGGCACATTGGCTAGCTAATATGAAATCAGGAAAAAAGAAATGAAAGTACATGATCTAGTAAACGAAGCTCCTATTGAAATGGATCCTAGTGAACCAAACAATCCAAGAATCTACGGGCATGAAAAAGCTAACCCTATGACACTTAAAGGTCGTATCATGCAGGCCAGAGCACAGTTAAAAGAACTTGCAAAGATGGCAGACAGCGACGAACTCGAAGTATGGGAAAGAATTACAAAGCTATCTAAAGGCGGCATGTTTATGGGCCTAGAACAAAACTTTGAACAAATACGCCACGGTATAGGAGAACTTGCCAAGAAGCGTAAAAAGGGCGGAACAGGTAGCAGAGGTATCAATCGAGGCATAGGAGAAACTACTACAGCAGGTGCTGTAGCCGCTGTAGTTAATCCAGGTGCTAACACAAAGCCTAAAAAGACAAATAAAGTTGCTAAAAATGCATTAGACACCAATGATAATTTGCTTGGTGGCAAACCTGTCAAAAGATAAATACTATAATAACGAATATCGGAGTGTTTTATGCGCGAAAAAGATTTAAAATCTGTCAAAGAAGGCCTAGGTGATTTAGCTGCACAAGCAGAAATGGATCACGAAATTCAAATGGCTCGTTCTGAGCTGTACAAAATTGCCAAGTATGCAATCAAACTGCACGAAATGCTTAAAGGTCGTTCTGAAGAACAGGGCCTAGAAGCATGGCAGCAGAGCAAAATTACCAAGGCAGCTGACTACATTGGTTCAGTTTTTCATAACTTAGAGTATGAAATGAAGTTTGGCGCTCAAATGGCCGAAAGTGAAAAACAAAAAGGCGTTGACGGCAAAGCATGCTGGGACGGTTACAAGCGCATGGGTACTAAGCAAAAAGGCGGCAAGACTGTAGATAATTGTGTTAAAGAAGATGAATACAAGTTACGTCTAGCTCAACAACTAGAAGAAAAAGCTAAGTCAAAAGCGCAACAAAAATTTATGGGCATGGTCTATGCTACAAAGAAAGGCGAAAAAGCTGCAAGTCCAGAAGTAGCCAAGGCTGCTAAAGGCATGAGCAAATCAGCTGCTAAAGACTATGCAAGTACAAAGCACAAAGGCAAGCCCGAACACGTAGGCGAAAGCAGACTGGTTGAGTCTAACGAAGTTAATGACTATATTGATCGTGTAATAGCAAAGCGTGGTGTTCCTACAACTATTGAAGAAGTTGAACAAGACATGAACGACACAGTAAAAGGAATACGCGATTTCTTACAGTCACGAGACGACGACAGTTTCCTTCAAGGCTTTAGCCGCGGATTTAAAAGATTCGCAATGAGTCCAGACTATATTAAAAGACAATTCTTAGGAAGAGTTGCAGAGCGATTAGATCTTCCTGGATTGTATTCAATGCCAAATGGCGACAGCTATGTATATGTTGATAAAGACCAATCAGGAAATTATAAATCTGCAAGATATGCAAATATAGAAGATGCTGTTATAATTTATAAATCTGGATTTATTACTAGAAAGAAAGCTATAGAGTTACGAGATAATAATGTAAACACTGCATTGAGAAATCCAAAACACCCATCTAGTGCGCTGTATGGCGATCCAGGTCCAGCCGCTGGTTGGGCTAAAACAAATCCGCTAGTAAAACCGGACGGATCAACTACAACTAGTGGCGGTGCACAAGTAACCCCTGTAAAACCGGACGGATCAACTACAACTAGTGGCGGTGCACAAGTAACCCCTGTAAAACCGGACGGATCAACTACAACTAGTGGCGGCCTCGATCGCGCTGGCGGGAGTAGTTATGTAGGATCAGTTGGTACAGCCACTAACGATCCGGCCGCAGGTAGTGGAACAAATACTAGAGGTGGTAGAGATCCATCAGCACAGTTTTCAAGAGCAATTACAGCTTTAGCTAAGGCCAACAATATTAAAAATCCTAATCTTATTAGAGTTGGTCAGACAATTAAATTACCAGGTAAGACAGAGCCGTATACCGTTGTTAAAGGCGATACCCTGTCAGGAATCGCTGCTGGAAAATTTAAAGGTACTGCACCAAAGTAACCTATGAATGTTTTTGATATTATAATAGAGCAAGATCCTGCGGCAGCAACTCAAGGCAAAACTATTGAGACAATGTCTGATCTGCGCAATGCCTTCGATGACCAGCAGTGGCGAAATATTATCATGCATTTTATAAAATTAGATCTTGATCGAGCTGCTAGTACAGAGGATAGAGAATATCAAATTGATAGGGCTAACGCTGCGTTTGGTGCTAAAAGCAATCCAATGTCACCTGTTATGTGGAATTCAAAAGCTATTACCTACGGTATTAGGCTTCCTAAATCACCTAGTTCTTGGCAAGAAATATATGATTTTATAAAACCACATGCTAATACTAAGGTTCAACTAAAGACTGTTCCACAGGCATCTCCGCTTGCAACTGATAGAAAAGAAACCTTACAAGACATTTCAACTTGGGTTCCCATGAGCGTAACTGAATTCACTAAATGGGAAGGTGGCGCACATGACTATATTAAAAAATGGCTTGCAGTACTTATTGAACAAAAACGATCTAAGCAATGGGCCGATGCATATAAAACAGGCAGTACTAATCAGGCGAAACGAGCAAGAGATACTATTGTTCAAGGCCTTGGTGAACAATTTGAAAAAGAAGGCAAGCTTCTTAAAAAAGACGTAGATATTGGATTATTTTCAGCTCTTAGAACGATGGATACTATTATTAGTAACTATCTTTTAGGAAAAAAATAATTGACTTCTTTTAATTAATCCCGTATAATACAATATAACTTTTAAAGGAGAAAACACTCATGAGTGATCGCACCTATGGCGCAGAAGAAAAGGCAAAACTAGAAAAATTGGTTAACGAAGGCGTTACAGTATTACAAGAGATTGAAGACCTACAAGAAGGTCTGAAAGATACTATTAAATCAGTAGCAGAAGAATTAGACATTAAGCCTGGCTTAATTACCAAAGCAATTAAAATTGCACGAAAAGGCGACTGGGATCGTGTTGCTGGCGAGTTTGACGACTTAGAAACATTGGTCGTAACCGTTGGCAAGGATAAATGATTAAAAAAATAAAAGACTTTTGGCTGGACAGTTATCATAGTGATAAAACTGCTTTTACTTTTGAGTTAATTAGTTTTGTGTTTACAGTAGCGGCAAGTTTAACTCTTGCCTTTACTGCACAAAGTCCAAACATGGCTGTTATCTATCCTGGCTTCTTTATTGGAAGTATCACTGGCACATACGCTTATTATAGAAGAGGCTTGGCTTGGCCAATGTTACTGACTGGTTATTTTGCAGTTGTAAACGTATTCGGGTTTGGCGTTGCAAATAGTTGGTGGTAATAAATATTTATAGAGTCGTTCACTTACGAACATGTAGAGGCAACGTTAGCCATTAATAACGGGGAGGCATTTAATTGAGTTACGTAGACGCATTGTTTGACCGTGATCATGATACGATCAAAATAGTTGAACGCAAAGACGGAGTTAGAACATTCCGTGAATATCCTGTAAAGTATACATTTTACTACAAAGACCAAAAAGGCAAGTACAAGAGTGTGTACGGAGATCCTTTGAGTCGTATTGTATGTAAGAACACAAAAGATTTCCGCAAAGAAATTGCCATCAATCGAGATAAAACTTTATTTGAAAGTGATATTAATCCAATCTTTCAATGTCTAAGTGAAAACTATCTCAACCAAGATGCTCCAAAACTAAACATTGCATTTTTCGATATTGAGACAGACTTTGATCCCGAACGTGGATTTGCTGACCCTAGCGATCCATTTATGGGCATTACGTCTGTCTCCGTTTATTTGCAGTGGTTAGAAACAATGATATGTTTGGCAGTCCCTCCTAAGACACTTACTATGGAGCAAGCGACAGAATTAGTTAAAGATATTCCTAATGTAATGTTGTTTGAAAAAGAAAAGGACATGCTGGACACGTTCTTAACACTTATCGAAGAAGCTGATATATTAAGTGGTTGGAACAGCGAGGGCTATGATATCCCTTATATTGTAAATCGTGTAGCCCGCATAATGAGTAAAGACGATACAAGACGTTTTTGCTTATGGGGTCAATTGCCTAAGAAGCGTGAATACGAAAAGTACGGCAAGATGAGCGAGACATACGATTTAGTAGGTCGTGTACACGTAGACAGTTTGAACTTGTATCGTAAGTATACCTATGAAGAACGTCACAGTTATCGACTAGATGCTATTGGTGAAATTGAAGTAGGCGAAAACAAGACAGCATACGAAGGTACGTTGGATCAGCTTTACAACAATGACTTTAAAAAGTTTATTCAATACAACATTCAAGATACTGCACTACTTGATAAGTTAGATAAAAAACTGCGCTTTATTGATTTGAGTAATACCATTGCACATGAGAACACCGTGCTTATCCAAACTACAATGGGTGCTGTTGCTGTTACTGAACAAGGTATTATCAACGAAGCTCACAATCGTGGATTGCAGGTTCCCAATCGTACAAACAGAGATAACGAAGAAAATATACAAGCCGCAGGTGCATACGTTGCGTTTCCTAAAAAAGGCTTGCACAAATGGATTGGTTCGATGGACTTGAACTCTCTGTATCCGTCAGTGATTCGTGCTTTGAATATGGCTCCAGAAACTATCGTTGGACAAATACGACTAGACATCAGTGATGCTCGTGTTCACGAAGACATAACTCTTAAGAAAAAAACATTTGCTGGAAGTTGGGAAGGTCGTTTTGCAACAGAAGAATACGAAGCTGTTATGAGCAAGCGCAAGGATGTTGCTCTAACAATAGACTTTGAAAGCGGACAAACAGAAGTAATGAGCGGTGCTGAAATTTATAAATTAATTTTTGACAGTAACAATCCGTGGATGCTCAGTAGTAACGGCACTATCTTTACACAAGAGTTTGAAGGTGTTATTCCAGGTATTCTAAAGCGTTGGTATGCTGAACGTAAGGACCTGCAAAAGATGTTGAAAAAAGCAAAAGAAGCAGGTAACAAAGCAGAAACTGAATACTGGGACAAACGACAGTTGGTTAAGAAGATTTTGCTTAACAGTTTATACGGTGCCATTCTTAATCCAGGTTGTAGATTCTTTGACAAGCGTATTGGTCAAAGTACTACTCTTACTGGTCGTACTATTGTTAAACACATGAGTGCAGAAGTAAACAAAGTTATTACTGGTGTTTATGATCACGTTGGTGAGGCAGTAATTTACGGTGACACTGACTCTGTGTATTTTAGTGCTTGGCCTACTCTCAGTAAAGAAGTAGAAGCAGGTAAGATTCCGTGGTCTAAAGAAAATGTTATTACACTTTACGATCAAGTAGCAGAAGCAGCCAATGCTACGTTTGTTGACATGATGGCAAAATCATTTCATTGTCCAAAAAGTCGAGCAGAAGTTATTGCCGCAGGTCGTGAGATTGTTGCTGAAAGCGGATTGTTTATTACTAAAAAACGTTATGCGGCTCTGGTATATGACACAGAAGGTTTCCGCAGTGACGTAGATGGTAAGCCAGGCAAAGTAAAGGCTATGGGCTTAGACCTGCGTAGAAGTGATACACCTGTGTTTATGCAAGAATTTCTAAGCGAACTATTGCTTATGGTGCTTACAGATAAACCTAGAGAAGATGTATTAGAACGTATTACAAGATTCCGGCAAGAGTTTAGTGAACGTCCGGGTTGGGAGAAAGGTAGTCCAAAACGTGCAAACAAGATTGGACACTATCAACGACTCGAAGCAAAACAGGGCAAAGCAAACATGCCCGGCCACGTTAGAGCAAGTATTAATTGGAATACACTTAAACGTATGAACGGAGACAAATACTCGCAAGAGATTGTTGACGGCATGAAAGTTATTGTTTGCAAACTAAAACAAAACCCATTGGGCTATACAAGTGTTGCTTATCCAACAGATGAATTACGTATGCCTGAATGGTTCAAAGAACTGCCATTTGATGATGCAGCAATGGCAGAAACTATTATTGATAATAAGTTAGACAATTTGATTGGAGTGCTGGACTATCCATTAGAGGATACTAAGCGACACAATACCTTCAACAGTTTGTTTGACTTTGGAGACTAAAATGAAAATTAAAATTGAAGTAGAAGTAGATACAGAAAGAGATCACGATTTACAAATAATCGAAGAACTCATTCAGATGTTAAAAGAATTAAAAGAAAGATTTCAGGATTAAAGTAATGCGTATTTTAATGACAGGTCATAAAGGATTTATTGGTAGTCACCTTTATCCATATTTGTGGGATAGAGGCTATACTATGTATGGTATAGATTTAAAAGATGGAAAAGACATTCTAACATGTACACTTGATTACGAAGTTGATGTAGTAATACATCTAGCAGGAAAAAGTGGTGTAAGAGAAAGTATGCGGCTTCCTGGACCTTATTGGCATGTCAACGTTGAAGGATCGCGTAGAATTTTTGATCAGTTTAGTGAAGCTCGCATACTGTATGCAAGTTCAAGTTCAGCATATGAGCCTACACTAAATCCGTATGCCGCATCCAAATATATCATGGACATGATGGCTCCGGATAATAGCGTGGGTATGAGATTCCATACTGTGTATTCTGACAATCCTAGAAAAGGCATGTTATTGGATAAACTGTTATCAAACTCACTAGAATATATCACTGATCATTCTAGAGATTTTATTCACGTAGAGGATCTATGTGATGCTATTGAGCTATTGATAAAAAATCCAAATATTAAAGGAGTAGTTGATGTTGGTACTGGCGAAAGTACTAACGTTCAAGATCTAGCTCCAGGAAAACCGCTTCGTTTAAATAGACTACACGAAAGAAAGTGTACACAGGCAAACATAGAAATTTTAAAAGAATTAGGCTTTGAACCTAAATACAATGTCAAAGAGTTCTTGACAAATAAAGGCTTAGACATTAAACTGTAATTTAATAAGGAGATATACAGGCATGAAAGACATACTACAAGATATCGTAGCACATACACACGCACTAGGATTTTTAGCACTAGTGAAAGTTAATTCAGAAAACGGATCAACTACTATTGATTCAATGGCAGAAGATCGTTCTGTTATTTTAACTGCAAGCACTCATAAACCAGTCGCTGAATTTATTGGCACATTTGGTATGCCAAACTTAGATAAACTTTCTCTCCATTTAAAAAATCCTGAGTATAAGGATAAGGCAAAGATTGAAGTTAAAAGTGCAGAAAGAAACGGTGACGTTATTCCAACACACATTCACTTTGAAAATGCCGCAGGTGACTTTGAAAACGATTATCGCTTTATGAACAAAGCAATTATCGAAGAAAAACTTAAGACTGTTAAATTCAAAGGCGCATCATGGGAAGTAACATTTAAACCTAGTGTTGCATCAATTCAACGTATGAAGCTAATGAGCGCCGCACACAGCGAAGAGCCAATCTTTACTGTCAAGACAGAGAACAATAATCTAGTTTTTTACTTTGGTGACGCAAGTACACACGCAGGTTCATTTGTATTTCAACACGATATATCTGGATCTCTAAAGCATGCATGGAGTTGGCCAGTTGCACAAATTCAAAGTATTCTAAATCTAGACGGTGACTCTACTGTGAGCATTTCTGATCAAGGTGCTATGATGATCAGTATTGACAGCGGATTAGCAAAATACGATTACATTCTTCCTGCGCAGAGCAAGTAATGAATAGTGTACAAATACTATCTGCATGTTTAGCATTTTTAGTTCTGTGTGGCGCTGTATATGGTCACATAGGATTTAAAAAAATTAAAGAATGTTACGGCATGTGGTTTACAAAGGAATATTGGACTGACTATAATACAGTAGAGTTTGCCAGTTGGGCGGCTAAGGCCTTTATTATTGTTCCTGGCTTAATATTTGGTATACAAATTTGGTGGTTATATTTCTTCACGTTGTTTACAAGTCTAACATTGATTTGGGCTAGCGAGAAGAAACTGTTACCAACATTAGTAGGGTTCAACACTATATGGGCTTGGATTAGCTGTATGGTATTGGCACAACATTTGGTATAATAATGAATAAAGACTTAACAGCAACACAAAACGATTACGCACACTTTTTACCAGCACTAAGTGGCTTTTATGCAACTTACGTGGGCAAGCAGCGTTTTCCTGATCCTGTTAAAGGTCCTTACATCGAAGACACTCGTATTCCGGCTAACTTTCAAAATGGTGTAGAAAGTCTTAACTATCTAAATGCACAACAGGGAGCGTTTACCTATAAGTGGACGCTTTACTCTGCGGGTCACGCTGATTTAGATACAAACAAAATTGTGCCTAAAGAAGATATGGTACGGAACAGGGATCGTCAAAACACTTGGTTACTAGGCGACTCAGGTGGTTTCCAGATTGGTAAGGGTGTTTGGGAAGGTGATTGGAAAGATCCTAATTGTCCTAAGGCACAAAAGAAACGAGATGGTGTATTACGTTGGATGGATGCGTATATGGACTATGGCATGGTACTTGATATTCCTGCCTGGGTCGCTCGCTCACCCGAAGGTGCAAAAGCTACAGGCATTAGTACATACGACGAAGCTGTAACCGCAACACGTATCAATAACGATTATTGGATGAAGCATCGTACAGGTGCTTGTAAGTTCTTAAACGTACTACAAGGTGAGAATCATACAGATGCAGAAGATTGGTATCAGCAGATGAAAGATTATTGCGATCCAGTTAAGTATCCTGACAATCACTTTAATGGGTGGTCAATGGGTGGGCAAAATATGTGTGACGTGCATCTAGTACTTAAACGTATAGTAGCACTACACTTTGATGGCTTACTACAAAGTGGCGTACATGATGTAATGCACTTCTTGGGTACTAGTAAGTTAGAGTGGGCATGTTTGCTTACAGACTTACAACGTGCTATTCGTAAGTATTACAATCCTACTATGATGTTGACATTTGACTGTGCAAGTCCATTCTTAGCAACTGCTAATGGACAGATTTATATTCAGAACGAAACACCTGATAGAGGCAAGTGGACCTATAGAATGGTTCCAAGCATTGACGATAAAAAGTATGCAACTGATACTAGAACTTTTAAACAAGCAGTATTGCAAGATGGTATCTTTAAAAACTTTGAAGATAGTCCTATTACAGCAGAAATGAAAGTTAGTGATGTATGCGTTTACAAACCAGGTGACTTGAATAAAATTGGCAAAGAAGGTCGCACAAGTTGGGATAGTTTTAGTTACGCTATTCAAATGGGCCATAATGTTTGGAGCCATATTAATGCAGTACAGGAAGCTAACAGACAGTATGATGCTGGAGTTGTACCAAACATGCTTGTACAAGAAAAGTTTGACAGGGTGTTCTTTAGAGATCTTGTAGAAGAAATCTTTTCACAGACTACAAGAGAAGCTGCAAATAAGTTGATAGAACAAAACTCAAAGTTTTGGATGGCTATTCCAGGCACTAGAGGCGCCATTGGTAAAAAGACTGTAAACTCTAGCACATATTTTGGAGCTTTGTTTGATGTAGTTGAACCTGAAGTAGAAGAACTGGAAGATGGTTGTTTTACAGAAGATGAAGAACATAAATTGGAGGCGTTAGAGGATGAGCAACTTTAATAATGACTATGATAAACTCAAAGCACATCTAGAAGAATTAGAACGGCGACATAAAGAGCTTGACACAGAAATTGAAGTACGCTATAATAATATAACAGCCTCAGACGAAGTTCGAAAAAAGAAAACTATGAAGCTATGGCTTAAAGACGAGATACATCGAATCAACCAACAATTAATAAGAATGACTTTAACATGAAAAGAGATTACAGCACAGGTGAAGCAGATGACGCAGTATTTTTCTTTGGATATGAAATAGAAAAAACTCCTGCTTATGGAATGCCCACACTGTTTGTTACAGGGGTTCATAGTCCAGACGTTGTAGAAAAGCACATGATCGAACAAGATGTAAAGCATATTTTCTTTGGTGCTAATCACAGCTTTCATCCTGACATAGGTAGCTTTGACGCATGGTTAGAGTGGGAATCTATGATTCTTCCATTCTTGGAACAAGGTGTTCTATGTACTTTAGACATTCCATTATCCCACGTTGAAACATTCAACGACAGTGCATTTAACGAGTATAGCAATTTTATTCCACAGATTCGAGTTCCTATTCCATACATCCGTTTATGGAATTACAACACAATGCTTAAGATTGACGACAAAGATTTTAAAGCATCTAATCCCGGTGTTTGGTGTCACAGCCTACACGACCTAATGGATCGTTCAAAGTTTACCGAATGGTCTCAATATTCCGAAGACGAAGTTATCAAATAAGTTGACAACTACCTACATTGAAAGTATCATAAGAACATGAGTACAGCAATTACAAAAAGCATCTGGGTAACCTTCCGTAAAGAAGGCATTCATCTTTACCCGGCAGCACTTACAGACCCTAATCTAAAAACTGGAGATCAGTATGACGTAAGTTTTCTAGGCTATCCCCATAGACACATTTTTCACTTTAAAATTCGTATCGAAGTGTTTCACGACGATCGTGACATCGAATTTATTCAATTTAAGCGTTGGTTAGAAAATCTTTATAATCAAGGCACACTAGAACTGAATCACAAATCATGTGAGATGATTTCAGATGATTTGTATCAGCAAATTCGTTCAAAGTTTCCAGGCCGCTTTGTCGAAATAGAAGTCTCCGAAGATGGAGAAAACGGCTCACTTATCTATTATCCATTCAATCTTTAAAAGGTAAATTAAAATGGCACAAACTTTTCCTCCAGTCAATAAAATTTTCGACGACTTGGATAAGTTCCGCGACTTTTGTCGCTTCGAAGGTTACGGTGGGTATCCTTTCGATGAGAAGGATCTTTATGATACCCAGTCGCCTGTTTGGCAGGCTTACCAAAAATTCTTAATCTACAAATCGAAGAGTCGTGGTAGATTTAATAATTACAACAATAACACCAATACTAACAATGGTGCAAAACGTTTTTACGACCGTAGAGGTTCTTAATGACAATCTATATCGTAGATATTGAAGCAGTTGACACTCGCTATACTAAGCAGTGGAAGGAATACTTACCTAAACAACTGCATCATGCTACGAATAAAGAAGTAGTAGTCATTAGTGGCGGTGATACACCACAAGCTACAACTCCTGGAGCATTTCTTAATTTTGGTGGTACTAATGTTTATAAAAGTAAACAGTTGGAAACCATAGGGGAGATGTTTTGTAGGGGAGATGTTAAAGATGGCGACTACTTCCTTTATACTGATGCGTGGAACCCTACAGTTATACAGCTTCGTTACATGGCTGAATTGCTAAACATTAATATCAGAATTGGTGGCTTATGGCATGCTGGTAGTTATGATCCTCAAGATTTCTTAGGTCGACTGATTGGAAACAAGCCTTGGGTAAGACATGCTGAACAGAGTATGTTTTTTACATACGACGATAACTTCTTTGCTACAGATTTTCACATTGACATGTTTGTAAGAACATTGTTTGGTCTAGATAATCCTTGGATAGAAGATGATATAGCTGATGCATTGGCTGGCGAACATCCTAGAATCAAACGTGTGGGCTGGCCTATGGAATATCTAGAACACAGCCTAGACAGTTACAAATGCATGGATAAGGAAAATTTAATTGTTTTCCCTCATCGTATTGCTCCCGAGAAACAAGTTGATATTTTTCGCGATCTTAAAGAACAACTACCTCAGTATGAATTTGTAATTTGTCAAGAGCAACAATTAACTAAGAACGAATATCATAATATTCTTGGTCGTGCTAAATTAGTGTTTTCAGCTAACTTGCAAGAAACATTAGGTATTAGTTGGTACGAAGGCGCTCTAGTAAATGCTATTCCAATGGTTCCTGATCGTTTAAGCTATTCTGAAATGGCTTTAGCAGAGTTTAAGTATCCTAGTACATGGACAGAAGATTTTGGATCTTATATTCAAAATAGAAAACAAATAGTAAATCAAGTAGTTGAATATATGGAAAATTACGAAAGTTTTCTTCCTAGCTTACTTAAACAAACAGCAAAACTTAAAAAAGAATTCTTCTCAGGAAAAGCTCTTTATGAGGCAATAAATGGATGATAAAGATTCCAACACTGTTGTTATAAATTTAAACGACACATACGGTTCAACAACTACATATCTTGGCGGTAGCGGTGTTGGCATCCTAGCACAAGATCTAGGTTCAATAGATAGCAGTTATACAATAACTCTTGATGATACTATTAGTATAGGCAGTGGTGCAGGTGGATATAATACGATAACCAGCGGCGCTGGTGGAACTTACACTACAATAAGCCCTGTAGACCCCCAATGGTGGGTAACCACACAAAACACGCATATCGAAATAGTTGAAGTTGAATCTATGTGTAAAGAATACCCTGCACTAGCAAAGGTATACGAAAACTTCAAAACAGTATACGATCTTGTACTACAAGATTGGAAAGGTAAGAAAGATGCTGAAAATTCTTGAACGTTTAGGTAGAAAAAGAATTATTATGGATCGTGTTAATGACGAGCCGTATTTAGAGCGTTACTATCTTTTCTTAAAAGAAAGAGAACGTTTTCCTTTCAATATATTTTTACACAAGTTTTTAAAAGGCGATCCAGATGATGTACATGATCATCCTTGGCCTTATGCTACATTAATTCTTAAAGGCGGTTACTACGAATGGATTCCGCAATTTAATTCAGACGGCACTAAATCATGTGAAGTGCGTAAATGGAGAGGTCCTGGGCATTTCCGTATTTGCAGTCCTAATAGCTATCATCGCATTGAACTAAAAGAAGGTGTCACTGCTTGGACACTTTTTATGCCTGGTCCACATAAACGTGATTGGGGATTTTTAGTTAACAATAAATGGATACCAAACGAACAATATCTAAAGGAACGGCATGGGAACAGTTAATACTAAATCCAATCCGATTGCATGGACTGTTAATTCATTGTATAATAATCTTGCTCCTAATAACAATACAGTAGTCAATGGTGGATATACTACCTCTGCAATTACTAATTCGTCTGTAGATGCTAGTTTGATAATAAATCAAGGTCGGATGACTGTTACTGTTCCGCTTGACGTTAACGGCATTGATGTTGAACAAGTACTTAAAGATTTAATGGCAGTCACTGGCGTTGTAAATCGTAACAGGGATTTAGAATCAAAGTTTAAAGGACTTAAACAATCAGGAGAACAATATCAATTACTCTTGCAAAAACTTCAAAGTGATGTTAATATAAAAATTAAAGAGGCGGCACAAGAGTATCGACTTGCCGAAGAAAAGTATAAAATATTTGAAACTATAAAGGACTCAAAATGAAACTACATGAATCAGTTGCACACACTCGTAGAGAAATGACAATTAAAGAACACGATGGTTATCGTGTACGCATGGTAAAACACGAAGTACTAAACCCTAAGGGATTGTTTAGTCTTGAACTTATTCAAGAAAGTTTAAAAGACGGTGAAGTTGCCGATAGTCAAACATACAATTTTTTTATGACTAAAGAAGAACTTCAAGCATTGGCCTACGGTTTAACGCAATGAAGAAACTCTACTACACTTGGTCTGATATTCAACACATGTGTGTAGGCATCAGTATGCAGATGTACAAAGATAATTGGCGTCCAGACTACATTGTTGGTATTACTCGTGGCGGTGCTATACCTGCTGTAATACTAAGTCATCTAACTGATATTCCTATGCGCCCACTAGAAGTTAGTCTGCGTGATGGTGGCCAATGTGTAAGTGATTTAGGTATAGCTGAAGATGCATTTGGGGTTGTATCACCTGAAGAGCAATTGACATTAAAGAGTAGATGGGATATTTCAAAAAGAAAGAATATCCTTGTTATCGATGATATCAACGATACCGGTGCTACGTTTAATTGGATCAAAGAAGATTGGTCTAGTGGATGTTTTCCAAACGAAGATTCAGCATGGAATAGTGTGTGGGGTAAGAACGTTAGATTTGCAGTGCTAACTAACAATCTAAGTTCTAAGTTTGACGAAGTTAGCTACTACAGTACAGAAGTAAACAAGGCAGAAGAAGATGTTTGGTTAGTATATCCATGGGAACAATCAGAATGACACTACCTGACGAAAGGTATCGAGCAGTGGTACAGACTCAAAAATTTTTAGTTGAGATTCTGAATACTCCTCGAGTCCCGAAAGCAATTAAAGACGGCGCTAGACATTGTTTGCGTCATTATCCTAGCGACTGGGATATGAAACGTGCAGCCGACGGCGCACCAGATGTATTCCAAGAACAAATGGAAGCAGTAACTCGTTTATTTAAATCCTATGAGGAACAGAAAAATGCCAGGACCATGGACTAACGTATTAATTGATTCTAAAGATTTTACAGTATACAAGGACGGATTTCCTGTAACTGACGGACATTTATTGTTTGTACCTAAAGTAGAAGATTGGTCTCACATGGTAAAATGTTGGGAAGCAGCCTACAAGTGGGGTTATGACTGGGTTGAGCGTGGATACTGCGATGCATTTAATATTGGACAAAATGTAGGCGAGGCAGCAGGCCAAACTGTTATGTATCCGCACATACACTTAATTCCCCGTAGAAAGGGAGACATGGAAGATCCTAGAGGCGGAGTACGTCATGTTATACCAGAAAAAGGCAACTATAAAAAGGAAACTATATGCAAGTAAGAGTAAAAGAAGATGTTAACGAAATCGGTAACTGCGGATGTGGTCGCAGTCCTACAGGTAAATGTATTGGTTGGCACGGACTGCCTGAAGAAGAATTTAGACAACGTTTAGCTGAGTATGAAGATAAGCAATTAAAAGAAGCATTAGAACAAGGAGACAATGATGCGTAAAGAACTACTACAAGCCAGTAAAGCACATTTTGAATCACATATTTTAAAACATAGAATGAATGTTGAAACTATGTTACGGAACCCAATTGCTATTCCAGAGCATACAGACATAATGAGTGCTATTGAAGCAGAGATAGCTCAAATTGCAGAATATGATGATAAGCTAGAAATGCTTAACAAATATTTTTCAGAATGATTGACAACGATCTAAATAAAGTATATAATTTAACAATAGACATCCACGTCTATAACTCGGAGAATAAAATTGACAAAAGCAGAATTTAAACCGGATCCGATAATGAACGGTCCTGACAACAGGGAGTTTGTTGAAGAGAAATATGAACCATTGGGTAAGCCGGTTTATATTAAAAAAGAAACAGCACTTGACGCAATGGCAGGTGACGGCGGATATAAGGAATCTAGTCTATCTGCTGTACTACGTGCTAAAATGAAAAGAGAAGGAAAGAGATATTGGGCTGGAGACAATATAAGTGATTACTTACACGAAAGTGATAAAGAACATTTAATCAACGAAGCTACAGAAGCATTTGAACAAGTATTAGATACTTTGTTGATTGATCGTGAAAACGATCCTAACTCGCATGGTACAGCAAGACGGCTTGCTAAAATGTACTTCAACGAAATTATGAGTGGCAGATATGAACCAGGACCAGACGCAACAGCATTTCCAAACGACTCGCAGGACCGTTACGAAGGTATGTTGGTTGTTCGTAGTGAGCTTCGCAGTATGTGCAGTCATCATCATCAACCCGTTAGTGGCGTTGCTTATATTGGTATTATTGCCGCTCAGAAACTTATTGGGCTCAGCAAGTACACACGTATTGCACAGTGGTGTGCTAGACGAGGCACACTCCAGGAGGAGCTTTGCAACGACATTGCCCGTGAGATTAGTAAAGCTACTGACTCCGAAAACGTAGCAGTATACATTCAAGCAACACATGGATGTTGTGAGAATCGCGGCATTATGGCGCATAGCTCACTAACACAGACTACAGTCCTTAAAGGAACATTTAAAGATGATCCTCATACAAAGAAAGAATTCTTTGACAATATCAAATTACAACAAGAGTTTGCACCGAGATAAGGAACAAAATATGACTACTTGGAAACTTTCACCACAATATAAAAAATCCGCTGTTGAGCGACAATTTTGGTATAAAGACAGCAAGGTAATTATTCGCGAAGAAGGTTATCGCTGGGGTACTTTTAGCGTAGAATCAGATGAGCGACCACTTACTGACGAAGAACTTAAAAACGAAGACGGTTACGAACTTAGCTGTATTGAAAATGACGAATGTTGGGAACTATGGGACCTAATTGACGGATGTTGGGCAGACACTGAAGCAGGTCGTAACTGTACTGATACAGACCTTGAAGAGTTTAATACTGCTTGGGACGAAGATACATACGAAGCTGTTGAGGCGTTAGGTTGGATGCTAGACGATACAGAATATCACTACTACGGTCCTTTAGAACTTACTAATCAAGATACTGGCGAAGTATTTCAAGGCGAACCTGATAAAAATATTTCTGTAGGCGGAGTTCCTATTAAATCTGTTGAAGAAATAGTAGTTGAAGAGCCAGAAGTAACTGATTGGTTTTCTGTAAATATTAATCCTGTAAGAAACGGTACTTATCAAATTACTTCAAGTGTAACACCTAATTGGCCATTTCCTACATATGCACAATGGGACGGCAATCAATGGTCCAACGAACATGTAGTACTGTGGCGTGGTTTAATAAAGGAAACAAAATGAACTCAATAGACATGACTAACGATTTAATTAATCGTGCTAGAAATTTAAAAAAGTTTGAAGTTAAACGTATGTTAGAAGACGGTATATTGTTTAACGGACCTGTGCCATTTGATATTAAAGGCAAGGATGAATGTTATTGGATTTATGCTTATGCTGTTTCACAGGAAGAAGCAGAAGCCAAAGTAGACGAGTGGTTAAAGGACAAAGTATGAAATGGATTAAACGTAAATTACGTAATTGGATGTTTGAAGAAGATACTCCTGGAAAAGATATATGCATATCTAGTAGAGAAAGTGATTGCATTGAAGGCGAACCTGTGTTAAACTTTAAAGTATACAATGCAATAGGCGGCAAAGTTGTAGAGTTTCGTTACTATGATCGCATAAAGGATCGCAGTCATAACCAAACTTATATTATCACTAATGATCAAGACTTTGGCGATCGTATTGCAAAAATAGCAACCATGGAATCATTAAAAGCATGAGCAAAATAAAAATAGCAGAACTTTTTTACAGTATACAAGGCGAAGGTAGGTACATGGGTGTACCTAGTGTCTTTTTACGCACATTCGGCTGCAACTTTAAATGTGCAGGCTTTGGTATGCCGCGTGATAAAATTAGTATTGAAGCAGATGATATTGCGTATACACATGCAAATATAGAGTCTTTTCAAAAATATGAAGAACTTCCGTTAGTAAGTACAGGATGTGATAGTTATGCAAGTTGGCATCCAGCATTTAAAGATCTAAGTCCAATGCTTACTAGTGATGCCATTGCTGATCGCATTATGGAGATACTGCCATACAATGAGTGGGAAGACGAACATCTTGTAATTACAGGCGGCGAACCTTTACTAGGTTGGCAACGTGCTTATCCAGACTTGCTAAGTCATCCTAAGATGGCGGGTTTGAAAGAGATTACATTTGAAACAAACGGTACCCAGAGACTTACTCCAGAATTTAAAGAATACTTAACAGATTGGTTTCTTGGTAGTGACGAGAGAGAAGTTACATTCAGTGTAAGTGCTAAACTTCCATGTAGTGGTGAGAAGTGGGAAGAAGCAATTCTTCCTGAAATAGTTTGTGAATACGAAAAAGTTGGTACAGCATATTTGAAGTTTGTTATTGCTACAGAACAAGATTTTGAAGATGCTAAACGTGCAACTGAAGAATATCGTGCGGCTGGTTTTGACGGGCATGTTTATCTAATGCCAGTTGGCGGTGTAGAAAGTGTGTACGCACTAAACAATAAGAATGTAGCATTACTGGCAATGAAAAACGGATTACGCTATAGCGATCGTTTGCAAGTGCCGCTATTTAAAAATGAATGGGGTACTTAATGAAAAAATTTATAGAAAAATTATTTGGCATAGATAAGATCAAGGCAGAAGCTGAACGTAATATGGCAATAGCTACAGCCGCTGCCAAAGCAGCCAAAACAGCCACTGAGGCTGCTGAACGTGCTGCCAAAGCAGAAGAACAAGCTAAATTGACACCAAAAGAACGTGCTACAGTTAAAGGAGAACCTTGGGTAGCGGTGCTTGATACTAAAGTTAATCCAGAAAATATTAGGAATGGATTTTTTGAGCTTGACTGGAATGACCTTTTTATAGTACAATTAAGACAAGCTGGATACGGGTTTGAAGGTGATCCAGATGAAGAAGTTGTAGATCGTTGGTTCCGCGACATTGTATCACAAATGCTAAGTGAAGAAGGCATGGATGCAAATCGCGGCGCTGGTTATATTAATGTAGTACCAATTGCAAAAGGCAAAAGCGAAGTTTCATGAGCACATACATCCTAGTAGATACTGCAAACACTTTTTTTAGAGCTCGACACGTAGTACGTGGTGACCTTGACACAAAAGTGGGCATGGCCCTGCATATTACATTCAATTCGATTAAAAAGGCTTGGACTGACTTTAATGCAGATCATGTAGTATTCTGTCTTGAGGGACGTAGCTGGCGTAAAGATTTTTATCAACCTTACAAGCGAAATCGACAAGAAACTCGTGATGCGCTCACTCCCCGTGAAGCTGAGGAAGATAAAATGTTTTGGGAAATCTTTGACGAGTTTAAAGATTTTGTACAAACTAAAACAAATTGTACTGTAATGCAACACCCACAACTAGAAGCAGATGACTTGATTGCAGGCTGGGTGCAGAATCACCCGCATGACAATCACGTGATTATTTCTACAGACGGCGACTTTGCACAACTCATTGCACCAAACGTAAAACAATATAATGGTGTCAGTAATATTACAACTACTCATGAAGGCTATTTTGACGACAAGGGTAAGTCTGTAATTGATAAGAAAACGAAAGAAATTAAGCCTGCCCCTAATCCAGATTGGTTGCTATTTGAAAAATGTATGCGTGGCGATACTAGTGATAATGTCTTTAGTGCATATCCTGGTGTTAGAGTTAAAGGTACTAAGAATAAAGTAGGCCTTACTGAAGCATATGCTGATAAGAATACCAAAGGCTATGCTTGGAATAATCTCATGTTGCAACGTTGGTCCGATCACGAGGGTGTAGAACATCGTGTGTTAGACGACTATAATAGAAATGTGACTCTATGCGATTTAACAGCACAACCTTTAGAAATTAAAGAACTAATTAATAATACAATTAAACAAGCTAGCTTTCCAAAAGACATTACACAAGTTGGAATGCGACTGATTAAATTTTGTGCTAAGTGGGACATGCAACGAGTGGCCGACAATGCACAGTTATATGCTGTACCATTAAATGCGAGGTATCCGGGATGAATAAAATGATAGCGAAAGAAATATTAGGTGGTAAATTTTGGATTGTTGAGGAAGATGGTGAAAATGTAGCTACCATTTCTTATAACGATGAAAAGTATATCCTAAGCGACAAAGCTGGCACACGATTTTTTGAAAATCAAAAACAACTTAAGAAAACCTTAGGTAACGATGTAACATGGACTGCTCTTAAAATAGCCAAAGACTATACCAAAGAAGTTCACGGCTATGCAACATCGTGTCAACCACACAATCCTATATTTGATGTAAAACGAAAACTTCCTCTTTTTACAAAATCAGCTAAATCAAAAAGTTTATATTGTGCAGGATATTATGTGATTCACTTTGAAAAAGGTTGGGTCAAAAGTTTTTGTCCAAAGCTGATCACTGTAGAACGCTACGAAACTAAAGGTCCGTTTAGGACTGAGATAGAAATGAGACAGGAGTTAAGTCGTGTCAACACAAAATGAGCCGTTAAACACTACACCTATTACGCAGTTTCTTAACCAAGTTAAGAGTGCAGATGCCAGTCGAGCCAAAGACATCCGCATAGACATACAGCAAGCTAAGGCTCTAGCATTTACTTTAGGGCTTGTTATGACACGTTTAAACGGTGATTTAGAACAAATATTAGCTAAAAAGAACTCAGGCGACAACGAAGTAATTCAAATTCAAATAGGTTCAAGTAATCCTGGATGGTAATAAACAGGTAATATAATGTGTTTTTGATATAAATATATACGTAGTTAATTTAAAGGATTGCGTATATGAGTAGACCAAAACCCACTGTGTTGTTAGATCACGTAGATAAAAAAACATACAAGAGTGAGCAAGTGCTTCGTGCTGAAGCTATTTGGGCTGTCTTTTACAAGGGCGATCCGTTTAATCTTAAAAGTTCTAACATGCTCACTAATTATCCGGGACCAAAATATAAAAAAGTTTCGTTTAGTAATCCTGGCCATGCATTTAATTTGGCAAAAAAATTAAACGAAATGTTTTCCTGCGCAGACTTCCAAGTAGTAAAATTAACTTCAGGCGAAATCGTACTTGAAGAAATACAATGAATTGGAAAGAAACATATACAAAGATATTTCTAAAACAGGCCGGAAAAGGTGTTAACGAAATATCTTTTAAAGAATATTATTCAACATGGTGGCAAAACACTAGATCCAAAGACGAAGGTGGCCTGCGTCTTACAGATCAAGGATATCTTTTTGTCACTGATACACTTGATCTCCAAACATACGAAGTTCCTTTTCCAAAAGATTTTGAATTAACTACGCAAACCATAATTTGGTTAGATCGATTTATTACTTGTCCATATTGGTTAGGCAGAGATTCAATTATTGTAACGGACGAAAAGAAAGCTCTCGAACTTCATCTTTTTTCCGGAGACATACGTAAATACGGATTAACCAAAGCAATGAAACGACACGATGCGGAGTAGTTTGGTAAACTAGATCTTGACTTATATTGTGTAGGTGTTACAATATAAGAACAGTAAGGCACTGACTGTTTTATAACTTAACAAGGAATACACAATGGCATCGGAAAGCTCATCGGCCCGTCAACTTTCGCCTAATTCGGCAAAAGCTAGCATTAAACATGCAATCATCAAACGTCGACCAATTTTCCTGTGGGGTCCCCCAGGTATTGGTAAATCTGATGTTGTTCACCAAATTGGTGAATATATGAACGCTCACGTAATTGACGTTCGTCTATCTCTTTGGGAACCTACAGACATTAAAGGTATTCCTTACTTTGATTCTAATCAAGGTAAAATGGTTTGGGCTCCTCCGGCAGAATTGCCTGATGAGATCATGGCATCAAAGCACGAAAATATTATTTTGTTCTTAGATGAAATGAATAGTGCGGCTCCTAGCGTACAGGCAGCGGCTTATCAATTAGTTTTGAACCGTCGAGTTGGACAATACAAATTGCCCGATAACGTGTTTATTGTTGCAGCCGGTAATCGAGAAGCTGACAAAGGTGTTACTTATCGTATGCCTGCTCCGTTAGCTAACCGTTTTGTTCACTTGGAAATGGCTGTCAATTTTGATGACTGGTTCCAATGGGCTGTAAATCATAGTATCCACAGAGACGTTGTAGGCTTCTTGACTTTTAGCAAGAAGGACCTCTACGACTTTGATCCAAAGTCCCCTAGCCGTTCGTTTGCTACTCCACGTTCGTGGTCCTTTGTTAGCGAACTGTTAGATGACGAGCTTGATAGCAATACACTTACTGACCTAGTCTCTGGCGCAGTCGGTGAAGGTCTTGCTGTTAAGTTTATGGCGCACCGCAAGGTTGCCAGTCAGATGCCTAATCCAACAGATATTTTGGATGGCAAGGTAAAGGAGCTGAAGACTAAAGAAATCAGTGCCATGTATTCCTTGACAGTCTCGCTCTGCTACGAGCTAAAAGAGGCGTCTGACAAGAGCGATAAGAAGTTTGACAATAAAGTTAACAATTTCCTGCGCTTTGCAATGGATAATTTTGAAACTGAATTGGTTGTTATGGGCATCAAACTCGCTCTTACTCAGTACAGCTTGCCAATTGATCCGGACGAAGTCGAATGTTTTGACGAGTTCCACAGTCGATTTGGTAAGTATATTACTGCCGCTCAAAAGGCGTAATATAGAGTTTATGGGCGTTTCTCCAAAAAACGCCCACTTTCTTTCTTGACTTTATCCGCAAATGCTGTATAATACATATATACAGTTACATAGGAGTATAGCATATGAGCGTAGCAAGCAAAAAACAATGGACACCTGATCCAAATATTACACCCGAACAACTTGCAGAGATGCGTACAGAAGTTCTTGATCGTATCATTGTTGCAAGAGTTGGCTTACTTCTACGTCACCCATTCTTTGGTAACATGGCAACTCGTTTGCGAATTCAGGCAGCAGATGAATGGTTGCCTACTGCCGCTGTAGACGGTCGAAATCTTTATTTCAATACTCAATTCTTTAATGCAATGTCTAATAAAGAGATTGAGTTTGTTATTGCACACGAGATCCTGCATTGTGTATTTGACCATCTTGGTCGCCGTACTTGGCAAGATCGTAACATGGATCCAGTTTTGTCTAATATTGCACAGGACTACATTGTCAACAACTTGTTAATTCGAGATCGAATTGGTGTAGAGCCTACCCTAGTAGACTGCTTTAAAGATGCAAAATATGCTGGCTGGACTAGCGAAGAAGTTTACGAAGAACTATTTAAGCAAGCACAAAAAAATGGTAAAGAATTTCTAGAAAGTCTAGGTTCTATGCTAGACGAACACCTAGACCTCGACGGTGAAGGTGATGGAGAAGGTGATGACAAAGACGGTAAAGGCAAAGGTCGTCCAAAGTATTCTAAAGATGAGATGCAAAAGATTCGTGACGAGATTAAAGAAGGCATGCTACAAGCGGCACAGGCAGCAGGTGCTGGTAACACTCCGGGCGAAATTGTACGTATGATCAAAGAGCTTACTGAGCCAAAAATGAATTGGCGTGAACTTCTGCGTCAACAAATCCAAAGCACTATTAAGCATGACTTTACCTTTGCTCGTCCTTCGCGTAAAGGCTGGCATACTGGTGCCGTATTACCCGGACAACAATACGACGAAACTATCGATATTGCTGTTAGTTTGGATATGAGCGGAAGTATCGGTGATGATCAGGCTAAAGACTTTTTAAGTGAAATTAAAGGCATTATGGACGAGTACAAAGATTATCAAATTAAACTTTGGTGCTTTGATACAAAAGTGTATAATGAACAAGACTTTACTGCTGACACAGGCGATGACTTGCTCAGTTACGAGATTATGGGCGGCGGCGGTACTGACTTTATGGCTAACTGGAAATACATGAGAGACCATGATATTAACCCTAAAAAGTTTATTATGTTTACTGACGGTTATCCGTGGGACAGTTGGGGCGAGGATGATTACTGTGATACTATTTTTATTGTTCACGGACATCATGACAAAAATTTACAAGCACCGTTTGGATTGACTGCGCACTACGACAAGTAATGTTACGTCTTAAAGATCCAAATCCTTTAAACTTTTTTGATCTGAGACAACTCAAAGTGCCTCCAAAGCATTTTGAGTATGTCTCAGTTCCCATGAATTACAACTTGCAAGACAGTATTGCAAAGTGGATTATGGATCATCAAAAGGGCAGATTTTATGTTGGAAAAACTGTAGAAGTAGATTCTACCAATCAAGTAGTAACTTTGTTAAAAATAGGTTTTGAAGATCATAAAGAACTTTCTTATTTCACTTTGGCGTGTCCATATTTAAAATACTAGTAAATAAAAAGCGCATTTAATTAAGGAGATATTATGAGCGATGAACAAAAGAAACAACCTGAAACTACTGCAACAACTGCACCTGCACAACCTAGCGCAGAACTAACTGTGCAGGATCTAAACGCCCTAAAGCAAATTATTGATGTTGCAAGTCAAAGGGGTACTTTTAAACCCAGCGAAATGGTTGTAGTAGGACAGACATACAATAAACTAGAAGCATTTCTAGCCGCTGTAGCTTCACAACAACCTAAAAAAGAAGGAGAATAATATGTCTCTAAAACATGTTGGTAGAGTAAAAAATAACCAAAGAAAAATAGTTGTAGCGTATCGTACAATACCAGGTGATGCAGAAAACTGTATTGTAGTTACTACAGAGAACTTACAAGCAGACGAGCATGACACTTTAATGAAATTGATTGAATCAAATGCTGGCCAAACTGCTTATGAATTTGCAGAAGCAATGGCTCGCACATCACTACCAGACGGTAGGAATATGTTGGCAGCATTTCACGTTACAGGTAAAATGGTAAAAATGGCCACTAATTTAGTAGAAATGACGCCGGATATGAAAACTACTATTTTGTTAAGCGATTTAAATCAAGCAATTGCACAACAAAAAGGTGTAAGTATTGACGAATTAGCTCTTAAGAGTTCTGATATGCAAACTGCATCAGTAGTAAATACTGACGAAAACTCCGTTGAGGTTACAGATATTGCTACTATACAAACACTTGCGGCACCAGCCGACGGCGTACTTACAGATGATCAAATAGCTTCTAAATATCGCAGCGATGCTGATCGATTATATAAAGAAGCTAAACGTCTTAGAGAAGAAGCAGATAAGTTATCACCTGTAAAGAAAAAGAGTGCAAAATCCGAAGAAAGTGCCTAAAAAAATAACAGAACTTCCTGAAGATGTAATAGCACATTGGCCTGAAGTATTTCAAGATGTTAGAGTTGAAGCAGTACCCATAGAGTATCTCCATTCCGTTAGAGTTAGCTTTAAGGGCGGAAAAGTATGGGATATTGACGTTGAAAAATCTCGACAAAAACACTCTAGTTTAGACTTAGAATCTGTTCTCGAACAGATGTTTAAAGAGTACGACGAGCACATTATTAACGTTGATTTTAGGTTAGATACAGATCGTATCAAACGAGATATACAAACTCGCACTAAAAGCTTCTTAAAAAAGAACAAGTAGTCTTTTATTCAAAGGCATAAATACTATATGATATTGATACCAGGAGTATTTACATGGCTTTGAAATTAAGACGCGGTACTGAAGCAGAACGTGTTACTGCATTCGTAGACATAGGCGAAATTGTCTACGTTACTGATACGAAAAAGTTATTTGTAGGCGACGGAGCTACTACAGGTGGTATTCTCGTTGGCCCAACTGCCCTTTCAACTGAAACAAGTCCACTGCTGGGCGGCAATTTAAACTTAAACGGTAATAACATAATAGGCACAGGTAACATTAATATTACTGGTAATATTACTGCTACTGGATCTATTAACTTAGGTGACAATGCAACCGACAATATCAGTGTACTTGGTTTAATTAATTCGTCACTGACTCCAGCCATTGACGATTCTTATAATTTAGGTACAAGTGCCAAACAGTGGCGTAATCTTTGGGCTACTCAAGCAAACGTAGACACTACGTTAGCAGTTGGTTCACAAATTATTAAACTCTCAAGCGGCTCAGCAGATAGTAATTTAGTGCTATGGGACGCAGAAACTGATACACTTACTGCAAGAGAAATCATAGGCGATTTAACAGGTTCTGTTTTTGCTGATGATTCTAGCACTCTTGTTGATTCAGTAGCTGGAAAAATTGTTGGCGAAGTTGATAATATTGCCATTACTACTAAAGATGTTAACGGTGCTACAATTACATTATCAGGACAAAATAATAACGGTACTTTAGCAGGATTAGCTGTATATACTACTGGTACTGCGGACGATGCGTATGACGCTATGTCTATCTATGGCGCTTCTAATACTGTAGAAGGGCCAGCAGTATTGTATAGTAGATATAGAGGAACGCATGAAACACCATTGCCACTTCAAATTGGTGATAAAATTGTTAGTCAATACTGGCTTGGTGCAGATAGCAACGGTAGTCCTGCTGTAGTAGCCGGTATTCAAATTTTTGTAGATGACACTCCGGGTGCTGGGTATATTCCAGGTAGAATAGAATTAGGTTGTGTAAATGCTACAGAAGAACTTGTTACTATGTTATCTATAGACAGCGAGGGGATTATCGGAATACAAGATAATTCAATAGTAGCTGGTGCTGGTTCCGGCGAAGTTAATACAGGTGGAACAGTTAAATATATTAGAATTATAGTTGATGGCGTAGATTATGCACTTCCACTATATCCTCTAAATCCTTAAATCGTAATAGTATTAACCTGACAGGTTATAAAATCTACTGTAGAAGCATTAGCGGCGCAGTGGAATGAACGATGATCAAATAACCAAACATCTCCACACTTCCATCTTGTTATAGTCTTTTCTTCAAAATCAACAGAATGTCCAAGTACCCAATCATTTAGAAAAATTAAATATCTTCTACATTTTTCTATATCAACATTGTACTTGGTTCTTAGTTTATAAAACTCATCAGTATGAACAGGTAGGACTTGACCCGGTACTAGGTTAGTCCAAGATACTGTACCTTCTGTTGTACCTAGCTCAATTAGAAATTTATTCCAATACTCTGGTAAATCATTGTCAAATGCTTGCAAGAGAGGTTTGGCATTTTGAAAATTAGGATGATTCCAATAATCTCTTACATTAGTGTTAAGAGGTGACATAACTGGAAAGACAAATTTTTCTAAATCAGTTGACCAAAAATCTTTTATATTTGTTACAAACTCAATCATGTATAATCCTCTAACGATCCTGTTCTTCTTAAATCTAAAGTAGTACAATGAAGTCCGCCACTAAGTGTTTGAGCGTGCCGCATTTTTACATGTACTACATCAAATCCTTGTTTTTCTAAAACTCTTGTTAAATTAATCTGATCTTCGCCTACTATTACTGTACTAGGGTTTATACTTAAAATATTCATTCCTATATACGGACTGCACGGACTGATACTGCCTGGTCCGGTTTCTGTAGTAGGATTAATATTTACATCTTTAAACCATATCTTATCCCATTTTTCAAATATCTTAGGACAATTTTCAGGCGTGACTCTAGTACTATTTAACAAAACTTTCCCCGGACTTAAAGGAACGATGGTACTATCCATATGAGCAAAACTGTAAATATGCTCTGCCGCATGTATTCTATAACCTCTAGGTTCAAGCACATTTTTTAACCATTGCATTCCTAAATGATTACCAGTGTTTGAAATTTGAAATAAAATATCTTTACCCAAACGCACACAGTTAGGAGCATCAAATATAGGTTCTAAATTTAATAAACTTGGCTTTCCTTGTATATCTTCAAATTGATAGCCTTCATCTAATAGAATAGGTTTAGGTGCTGCTATCCATTCAACTCCATCTCGAACTGCTTCTAACATTATATCGTGATATGCCCTAGTTTCAAAATATCTAGAACGACACCCACTAGGCGTTTCAATAATTAGATTTTTTAACGGCAACAGTAAGTCTCTAGGACACCAAGTATACCAACCAGTAGTTTGCCACTCTGGTGTACTAAACTGTTTACTGTGATCTAACGGCTTTGGTCTATGTACTTTAACTCCGGCTTTTCTTAGCGCGGTAGCCAATCCTTCCAAGTCTTCGTTAGCTTCATCAATTAACCATTGAGGATATGCTCCTTCTAAAGGTTTAACACTATCCATACTATAGTTACTGTAGCTCATATTCATGGTGCTTCTGTCCACTGTAGGCACTCGTGCATGATCAGCTATGCCTACAATTATTTCTTCTAATGGATCCCAATGATTATTTGTTGATATTTTCAAAATATTTCCTTTAAATAAAAAATCTCTTATCAATATTTAAGATTAACATAGTCCACCACTCGTTAGTGTGGTTCCATGCTTGATGCGGTGTTTGTGGGTCAAATGTTACATCTACATTATGACCATGAGAATAAACTTCACCGTTTACTTCTATACCTACCATGTTAGAATCTGTCGACGGTACTGTAATTCCAAAACAGGCATTCCAAACTCCTATTGTATCGTTTGAATCTTTCGCTACATATTCGCCGTGTACATGTAATGGTAAGATTGAATTTGGAGTCATAAAGAAAACAAACCCAGCAGAATATCCTTTTAAATTTGTTAGTATATCTGATTCTTCTTTTAATAGTTTGCCTAAGTTTGGTTTTCCATCAAAGGGCAAAGCACCGCAAAGAATTTTAACATTTTTTCTATCTCTAGGATGTATGTCTGTTAAATCAGGAGCCGGGTCAACTTGAGTCAAGTCGTACATATCACTTGACATAGTTTCTCTAAATTCTGCAACTTTTTTAGCCATTGAATCTACAGCACTAATAATCTTGTTATATTCAATATACCGTTTACAGCTTATAGTTGATGTCATTTGAAAAGCCTTTTTAGTAATGGACTACTATCATCAACACGCATACTACAAACAATTCTTAAACTATCAGTAGGATTATGCACTGCATGGGGAACACTAACTTTTAGAAATGCAGGTTTGTTAAGAGTAAATTTATCCACTTCAACTACATTACTGTAATCGACACAACCTCCAAAATATACATGAGTGTCTTTTGTGTGTTTATTTGGATCTATAAAATCATAAAAAAACGTAGTACTGTTTTCACAATTTATTAATGGAATATTAAATACATATCTTGGAGAAAACAATGTAGGAGCTGATTCCTTTAACAAATGTTCATCGTCATCCTTACTGTCAACATGTATATAAATTGTTTTTGGATCATTCATGTCTGTAGAATTTAAATCAGTAGGGGGGAAAGATATAAAAATTAACTGTTTTATGTATAGACCAAGCTGTGCATAATCGTCAATAACATCTTTTAAATCCATAGAAAATTCATCATAGTTTAACGCAGCCCATGATTGATTGTCAGTTACGATGTCAGCCATCTTTAATTGTCTATATGCTAACAATTTTTTTTGATGTTCTAACCAATTTGGATAATCAAAATACTGATAAAATTCTGAACTCATAAATAACTCCTTTTATTAATTATGTAATAGATGGTTAATGACATAAGTTTTATTTGGAATGTTTGTTTCGCTAATCAAATTAATAATTTGTTCCTTTTGTTCAAAATTAGAAATATCTAAATGTGTAGGATATGTTAAAACATTTACTATCCACGGTACTCCTAATTGTTGTATAAAGGATTCAAGCTCCTTTATTCCGTGCCAGTTATTTAAATGTAACACTGTATTCACTTCTAGATCAAAGTTAGATTTAGATATCTGTTCTATAAAACTTAAAATATCTTCCCACTTACTTCCAGATCTAACTTTGTTATTTAGATCTTTGTACCCATCAATACTTAACGTAAATTTTACCGATTTAAACTGATGTAAAAAATTAATAAATTCTTCTTTTAACAAAAACATTCCGTTAGTGTTGTAAATTATTTCAACTGCTGCTGGATTTTCAATTAGTTTTAAAAACTTTTCATGCCGGTTGGTCATTAAAGGTTCACCGCCTAAAAAGAGTATTTTTTTAATACTAGACGGAACTTTAACAATCTCATCAACTGAACGATAGTGAGTAATCTTGTTTGCAGTAGGGTTAAGTTTTTTACTCCACTCGGAACTAAAATCACTCCAGCATCCGTCACAGGTTAAATTACATATATTGTCAAACCCTATTTCTAAAAATTCTAATTCAACTGTGTCAGTAGTATATTCTTTGTTTAATCGTTGTCGAAGACTTTGCCTACCGTTGGCATCTTCGTAATAGCATTTTTCGCAACCTTGGATAAATTCACCGTTTAAACTTTTTTTTCTAAGTTCTTTATATGCACTGGACTCTAATATATGAATTAAATCGCCGTTGAAATTATCTACAGGATTCTTAAATCTACAACAGGGAAATATTTTGTTATCGCTACGAACATTAGTATGTTTCCAGAAAGCTGCACATTTAGAATCCATCAGGTATTCTCCTAATGAGATACGGATAACCTTTGATATTAGCATATGGCTGGATATCATCTGACGAAACATTTAAATCGTGCTTTAAGAATTTAAAAATTTTATCCTGATTGTTTACATGATTAAAATACATTTGATAATTATATTCTACGTCTTTTTCTATAGCATCTAAATTATTTTTTATATTTTTTAATAAGTATTCTGTATTTTTGACTACAGCATCTAGTCTTTCATTTTCATCTTCAATATAGGCGTAATCTTTGATTAACAAATATTCTTCAAATGTTTTAAATCCAAGTTTCTTAATATATCTAAATTGATCAGGGTGCCCGGCAAATATAAAAGGATGACGATGTAAAAAAGTTCGCCATGTTTTTTCTGTAATGAAACTCCAATCTTCAGACCAAAAATTTGGACCTTCAGATATAACACTAAAAAGTGTATCGCTATATACTTTAGAATCAATATGACTGGGTAATTGAACCCAGTCAATATTAACTACATCATACCATAGCGGTGCATTTTCCGTTGAAGTATACGATCCATAGAATGGCTTACACGTTTCATATCTATTATCAAAAGATCTTTCACAATTAATTAAAAATGTATTGTAGTGTTCATCACTATAATGTTTAAGATATTCTCTACACCAAGATTGATCCATAGGTGTCCATGGGCCAAAAAAACTCCACTCAGCAGTGTCTAATAAATCTTTATCATAGTACTTGCTCAATAGACCTATACGATTAGGTCTATTTGGCATGCCAGTTAAAAAGAGAAACTTTGTATTTTCAGGATTGAATTTAGGTAATACATTTAGATCAGGATAGCTATTAATTAATAATCTAAGATTAAAATCTAAAAACAGGTATTCAAAGGGACAATTATCTAATGTTTCGCCATGGCCACTTATTAGAATTATTTTTTTAATTCCAGCATTGTAAGCATAATCTTTTATTTCGTTTAGGTGCAAAATAAACTCTTTGTATCTATACTTAGGTTGTAAAAACCCATCCATTAGATAAAGCCCTACAACAGTATCAACATTTTCATCTATGGCTTGATCAATGTCTTTTTTAATTAAATCAGTTTTAATTTTATCAAATTGTTCATGGGTGTAATGATTGTGATCACACATCCATTCAAAATTTATAATTTTAGATTTTGACATATTCATCTAAGCACTCTGTATCTTCCATGTGTAAAAAATTATGTAATCCTAATCTGTTAGTAGCTCTATCACGATTGTATTCCTGCCATTCAGAGCCGCCTATTCCAAACAACACAGTATTGCTAGGAGTTACATTTAATTTTTTACAGATTTCAATTTGTTTATTTTTATACTTATTAACTATGTAGTCAGAATCAAAATGATTAATAAGATTAAGTCCTATACTTGCTGCTAATCTATTTGTGTAGCCACTTTTGTTATACACAAATAACAAATCGTCATTATCAATCCTTGAAAGACGCATACCTATTCTAATATGAGCTACTGGAAAAGTTTTAGATAAACTAAAGATGATTTCTTTTATACAAGGTCTTGTAAAATCAAAATTTATATTACTACAAATACCAAAGTAGCAACAATCAAGTACTACAGGAATATTTAGTTTGTCACATTGATCTAAAATATCATTAAGTAAAGGATGCTGATCGCCTGTATCAGAAAAAGGTTGACTAATTATTACTACGTCATTGGCATCAAGCGCATCATCCTCTAAGTATTTCCAATTAAATCTATCATCTCTCCAAGCTAATTTATGATAAACATACTCGCCTTTAAAACATCGAAATCTTCTATGAGAATAATTCATATAAAATTTTTCAAACGCTTCAGATGTCCCTTGCGAAAAACATTTGAATGGATACTGATCAATACCAGTTACTTTGTTATTTGTTGTAGTCAATATCCATTCTACATACTTGCTAAGGAATTGTTCGTTAATTGTTTGATCGTTTAATGTTTGTGTTGAGATACTACAATTATTGATAAAAGATAATGTTTCTTTGTCTTGTATAGCTGTAGAATGTCCAAAAGGAAGATGCCGTTTATCGTAATTATTTTTCATGATAGTCTAACAGATATAGTCATAAACTTATTTATAACCATACACTATTGATAACTACGAATATGATGCTAGCCTAATTTTTTGAGGTCGGCAACGGGCCTAATCAAATTTTCATAGCCGGTTGTACTAAAAAATTTTGAAAACTCAGCATCAGGAATATTGTATTTTGATTTTAAAGATGTTAGTAGACAATTTTGATCATTGGCTAGTTTTAAGAATAAGTTAAAATTATGTTCAATATCTTGTTGTATTTCTTTTTGATGATAAGTTTGGTGTTTTAAAAAATGTTCTACATTTTTAACAATCAATTCAATTCTTTCTTTTTCATCTTCCACCTGTGCATAATTTTGAATAAGCATATATTTTTCAAATGTTTCAAATCCCATTTGTTTAATATATCTAAACTGTTCAGGCGGGCCTGCAAATATAAAAGGATGCTTATAAATTATTGTCCGCCATGTTTTTTCTGTAATAAATTTATAATCAGGCGACCAATAATTTGGACCTTCAGAAATTATACTTAACGAAGTTTCATCGTAAACTTCAGGATCTATGTATATAGGATTTTTCCAAAAATCAGTATGAACTATTTCGCCCCACTTTTCAAGATCGCCTTCTTCGTACGGTGCATAGTCTTGAAAAAAGTTAGCCATTTCTTGATATTTTTCATCTATTGAGCTAGTACAGTTTTTTAAAAAAGTTTCGTACTCTTCATCTGAATAATGTGATAATAAATTTCTGCAATAATTTTTATCTTCTTGGGATAACGGAATAAAAAATGACCATTTACCATTTATTAAAAGATTGTTTTCATACAACTTACTTAATAAATAAATTCTATTTAATCTAGTAGGAATTCCACCTAAGAATAAAAACTTATTATTGATAGTTTTTGATTTTCTAGGAATATTATTAATGATGTTGTAACATACTCTTAAAGGATATGATGAGTATATTACCTCAAATGGAAGATTGTTTAAAATACTACCATTTTCTATACTATACTGATTGTTAAAACTTTCTCCAAGGCCTGACAATAGAATAACTTCTAAATTGTATTTGTCAGCTATTTTTTTAATTTCTAAAAACAGTTGTTGATTATGACAATCATGCGGATAAATTCCCTCCATTAAAAACATTCCAAAAATGGTAGTTACTCCGTCAGCTACTGCTTCTTGAAATTCTAATTCAAGTAGTTTTGGTAATACAACATTGACGCTTAGGTCAGTATCCCACAGTAATTCAAAGTTTATTAATCTTCCTTGTTTCATAATCAAATTTTCTTCATCAGTATTTGTTTACGAAATTTTAAAGGATCTGGTTTTTTAATCATTTCAACTGAATTGGGACACATACTACAAAATTTTTCTGCACCTTTATTAAAAAACTCTGTAATTTCATTGTCCGAAGCTTCCGGCTTTAGTGGAACATAACTTAGATAATAATCCCAATTCTCTGAAAGATTAATTTTTTGTTTAGTCATAGGCAAGTACGCTAAATTTGAGCATTTATAAATATCGCCATTATATATCTGAAAACAATCTTGTCCCGTTATACAATTATCCCAACTTTTTTCAAAGTTTTCTTCGTTAAACGGTTCCATAGTGCTACCGTAACCTTTATAAAATGGAGTCCAATAATTATAAAAATCTAGTATACGAACTTGGATTCCGTATTTTTCTACCCATTCATTTAAAATGTTTTTAGATTTATCAAACAATTTATTATAACTTGGATCTTCACTATGCCAAGACACTGAAATAGAACAATTAGAATCTTTTAATACTTTAGGTAAATCTGGAAATTTGTGAATTAAAAGTCCGTTAGTTGTTAATTGTAATTGTTCTAGATACGGATCATCCCACATTTCTCTTGTTAAAGAAATAATTTTACAGATATCTTTGTTTAATAAAGGTTCTCCCCCTAAAATGTCTATTGATTTTGGTGCTAGTCTATGACTCCATTTTGAATACCAGTCTTTGATCTCATTATAACTAACTATTCCTTTTTGCCCATAATCAGAAAGATGGCAACAACCTTTACAAGATAGATTACAAGCATGAGCAACATGCCACTCAAGATGTGGGATTTTTATTTTTGTGTTCATAAACTATTTATAAATACAAGATATAAAATACTAGGTTAATGACATGAATACCACTGCGTTGGATTTTTATCACAAAAACAAAAATATAAAATCTAACTTACCTAAAATGCCTGAATGGGCGAAAACTGATTATGAAATAGCAGATTGGTTATTGAACAAAAGTAATTTTGGTTGGTTAGAACTTGATATTGAGTTTGATGTTGATAAATGGATTAAAGAAGCTGAGGATTCAAAAGTACATTTAGTTCCTCATAGAGAAAGCGATAGTCATGGGTGGAATAGTTGCTGTATACACGGTATAAACGCGGCTAGCACCGGTGCATGGACTTCGTATGGTTACACCCATGAAGATCAAGTACCATATGATTGGACCCCGGTAGCATCCAAAACACCTGTAATTAAAGAATTTTGGAAGAACTTTCCGTACGATACTTATAGAAGAATAAGATTTATGGAATTGGAAGCAGGAGGGCATATTAGCCCGCATAGTGATGCCCCTGGTAAATTACCTGGTGAAGAAAACTTTGATGCTCTCAAATTTGGAGTTCCCATAAACATAGCATTAGTACATCCAGAAGAATGTTATATGAGCTTGGACGGTTACGGATGTGTTCCATTTAAAACCGGAAAAGCATTTATCATAAATATTAGAAATTATCATAGCGTAATAAATTTATCTAACACGTCTAGGATACATTTAATTGCGCACGGTAAATTAGAAAATAAAACAAGTGAGTTTACTAAACTCGTTGCTAGAAGTTATAAAAAGGAATATAATGCCCAATCTTAAAGTTTTTGATATTTTTTACGGCAATAAATGTCAAATTGCCTGCCAACAGTGTGATACACGTAGTGACTTGATTAGAAAAGGAGAACATGATCCTGACCTTGAAACAATCAAAGAAGGAATTCTGTTAACTAAAGAAAAGTTTCATATTGAACACTATAGTTTACTAGGCGGTGAACCACTGTTATACAAAGACAGAATTGAATCACTCCTAGAATTTATTAGAAGCTTTGATCAAACTACACCAGTATGGATTCCAACTAATGGCGAACTTATCGATAAGAACATAGACTTCTTATCTAATATTATTGTTAAGTATAAAGTTATGATATTAGTTAGTGATCACTTTATTCAATTTGAAGATAAGACTCGATCAAATAGAATAAAAGCTGCCGTTGAAGTGTTAACAGAAAAACTTGATATTCAAAAACTTCCTAGTGAGAATTTTTGGTCAAAGATGATGTACGACTCTACTGATGGTTGGAGGAATTATTGGATTGATGTTAAGGACTATAGACATAATGCTTATTGTGCTATAGAAAATAAATCACCAATTCCGCCTGATGATGACTTTTGGTGGAACGGCCAGTACGGTGTACTTTCAATTGATCAAGATTCCCATCTAAAACATTTTTACATGAAAGATAATAAACCAAAACCGTTTAACTCAACGGATATTGAAAAGGCTTATTATGGTAACTGTCCAAGTTGTTACTGTACATTTATGTATAATAAAAAACTTTATAAGTGTGCAGCATTAGGAACTTTAAAAAACTTTTTAGAAAGACATAATGCAGTCGACGACGAAGAATGGCAGAAATTTTTAGCATACAAACCTCTTGACTTAACTAATTGTACTGACGAAGAAGTAGAAAATTTTTCTATTTCTAAGTATAAACCAATTAGTGAATGTTCAATGTGTCCGTCATCTCAAAATGAAGTAATATTGACCGAAGAAAATGTTTTGCCTATTAAATTTTATAAAAAATGAATGTAGTTGAGTACAATTATAATTCTTCTAATAAGATTGCATTTTGTTTTATAGATAATACTAATCAGATACAAGATAATTTTTGTAAGGAAATTATAAAAAATCAGTCTGATTATACATTATCAAATGTACTAAATAAAAATTATGATGTATATCAGTCTTTAAATGAGGATACTGTATTACAACATGTAGCAAATTTAGATTATACCTATGCTCTTGTCTTTAGTACTGGGACAGAATTTATTAACGGAAGTGAGTTTTTTAATTCATTAGAAGATCTTATCAAAGACGATTTTTTTATCTATGGACATATTCTAGATAGAGGTACCGCATATTATGAACTGCACAATCAGTGTTATCTAATAAATTTAGAAATATATCGTAAATTAGGTTGTCCAGCAATTGGTCAATTAGAGCTTGGTACTAAACATACTCAAGTGATTCCAGAAAGAAGTGTAGAAAATATACACGATGATTATACACCTATTTGGGTTAAAACTGGATATCAAACTAAATCATATGATCATAAATGTCACGGATGGAATATATTAAGTTTAGCACTTACATATAATCTGCCTGTTAAAATATTTAATAACGATATTAGACATAACAAAAAACATCTTTATCCAGAATCTAAAAAAGACTTTTTAGAAAATCTTAATTGGGTATACTTTCGAGAAAAGTATGCAGCATCTGAATTTATTCATACAGAAAATACCGAAGAACATAGCAATGTTAATAAAAAATTTACACAATTAATTATTCCAGCTAGTGGTCTACTTTATACTGATTTAATTGACGAGGGTCGAATCGTTGTTTATGATTACAATGATAATGCTTTAAACTACTGGAAGAACAAAATTCAACAAAAGAATAATATTGAGTATATATTTGTAAAAGCCGATTTACTATTAGAAAATAATCTTATAGATTACATCAACGCAGAGCATAATTCAACTACGTTAATTAATTTATCAAATATTTTTTGCTACGAAGGTACAGCATGTTTGTCACCGTTGTACTATAGGGTACACAAAGAAAATGAAATTATTAATTCATTAAAAGAAAAAGTTCCTGAATGTACAATTAATTTTAATATTAGGGCCGCAGTTGGATTTGTAGAAAATTTAAAGACATTGGGAATTAGTAAAGATTTTAAAATTACTAATATGGAAACTTTAAAAAAACCAACTTGGCATTATAATCTAGACTGGAATTAATTTTGTAGTTTTTTAAATTCTTTTATTAAAAAAACTTTACTTTCTGCTCTAGTTACCTTAGAAGTATACTTTTCAATATATTGTTTTAACAGCGGATTAAATTCTGCCATATCTTCCGATCTAATTTCATCAAGCTGTTGAGAATAGTTTATAAAATGTTGGAAATGATCATTTCCTTCTGAGTTGAGATATTCAGTAATACTATCGTTATTAATGTATTTAGAGACTAGTTCTTTATATTCTAATGGAGTGTTTTTAATAGACAAAAATACTGGATATTGTACTAGTTGAAATGTTTTAGAAAATCTAGGGAAGTGTTCTTTAACGTAGTTGTCTAACAAGTCGAGTTGGTTTACATTATAAATGCTTACTGCCGTATGCACGTTCATTGATGTTTTTTTATCTTTTCTTAAATCAATTAAGTTATCATAAAATTTTAAATTCTGTTCAATTGCATTCCAATCGGAGCCGCTTCTAATATAATCATTATAATGACCAAATCCGTCTATACTAATATTTAAACTTAATTCTTTACAACTTAATAAACTGTCTAATACAGAGTCAGTTGGTTCTATAGTTCCGTTTGTGCTTAGTTGTATAGAAAGATTTTTTAAAATGTCCTTGTCTTTTAATAATTTAAAAAAATCTCTAGTTCCCGGACTGTACATTGGCTCACCACCAAGAACTTCTATTTCAATTAAGCTATCTAACTCAAGATCTTTGTATAAAGTATTTTTAATATATTTTTTCTTAGAAAAAGATTCTCCGTAAATTTTTATTTCATCTTCGTGCCAAGTATGACTATTAGGTGAACCACAACTTCTGCATTTTATGTTACAGATGTTATCCATGACTAATTCTAATTTTTTTATTGTAGTGTCAGTAGTAAATTCATATTTGTTAAGTCCGCTTTGGCGCATTGACGGAATACCTACATCTTCTTCAGCATAGCATTGACATCCTTCTACTCGTTCGCCGTTTAACATTTTTCTACGCATTTCTTGCATTACAGGGCCGTGTCTTACTTCATTTATTGGAATAATGTTTTGAAATAGAGTAGATTTCATAAACTGTCCGCAAGGCAAAACTGTGTTATCTGCTTGCAGACTAGAACTTATAAAAGGATATACGCAATATGTCTTAGATGTCATATTCTGTAATTTGTAAAACAAGTCTAGGTATCTGGCCTATGTTAGCAGCGCCATGTAAATCTGTAGAACTAGTGTAAACATATACATCACCTTTTTTATAATTAGTGATCATTTCATCTTTGTATACAAATATATGCCCAGGATGATAGTCCTGTAACGGAACCCAATATCGCAAACAGCTAACATCGTGTGGATGAGGATCAGGGTGCATTGGCATGAATTGTCCTGCGGCTAAGTTAGTAATCCACCAATGAATTTTTCCATTGGTCCAAGGCGGGGAAATTATTATATCTAGATCTTTACTTTCGTAAATCCACCAATTAACTGCGTTTAGATCGTATCCAGAAGTTGCATATCGCTGATATTCTTCTTGTTCAATTTTAGAATTTGGCGGCCAATCTCTGGGGCGGGCTTGTCCTGGAGTTTCTAATATTTTAGAAATCCAATTGTCATTTATCCAAGAACTATAATTTCCTATATATTTCATAAATTAAAATCTAAAACTTTTCCGTTACCATGATTGTCAATTGCTTCTACTAACATGTTTTTTACAAGATCATTAATTTCATTACCAAATAAATGATTTGAAACTGTATCTGTATTATAATCAACATCTTTATTATACTTAGAAAAATTTTCTAAAGCTGGTCTACACTCTGTGCCACTTAAAAATCTATAATCATAATACATGTTGTTTGCACTATAACGTGTGTTAGGGTCGTGCCAAGTTTTAAAGTTACCAAAACTCCATAGATGAATTATTTTAGTTTTTTCCATTAAGGGAAGTAATACTTCTCTATCGTAATGATATAAGGCTGCTAATCGTTCTCGCTTTTCTTTTTCCTCATTATAGAGCTCTTTATAAAATTCAGCTGCAACTTTATATTTTTTCTTATATAAAAGTCTAGTATAATGAAATTCTGAAATAGGCACATTATCTATATCTAAAACCCAAGAAGTAATGTTTCGACACTCAGGATGATAAATTCGTCCAGGCGAAGTCCATACAAATATGCATACATCAGGTAAGTTATTAATAAACTTTGGAAATTGATACAGTATTAGATCCCAATAGCTACTACCCCCATATCCTAAATTTACTATTTTTGCTTTGTAATGATCCTGCAATTTGTTGATATAAGTATCATACTTGTTTTTCCAAGTATAAGTATTATTCATTTCTGCACAAAAGCTGTCGCCAAAAAAACCTATTTTCATTAATAATTTTCCAAATAATCTATCTTAAGAGCCTTGCGAAACTCTTCTGTAAATTTACAATCTACACGTAAAGCATAATCCTGTTCGCCTATACTGTCGCCGCCATGCCAGTCTTCGTCATTCCAGAAGCCGGCATTGCTATTGATATAGTGTTTGTTCTCAGTATCCGGATCCCAAAT